CTACATCACCTTATTGAATATCATGATTGTCAGGTACCCAAAGAATGCCATCTGCGCATAAAACCTTGCTTTTTTTACACCAAGAAGGTGAAGTACTAAACAGATACAAAACACGGATAAACAAACATAGAAGCTTAAATCAACTGCAGTACTCCATAACCATATCAGTAGCTCCTTTGGATGAGTAATGTAGTGGTATGCAGTTTTTATAATATCAAAGTACTCCTTTGTAGACTCATTGAATTGCTTTAGATCCTCCAACATTTCCCACATACTAGCACCTACCCCCCAAAAGTCTTATCAATAGCGACAAATACATTAGGAACGACATAGCTTGCGATATAAGTGAGTACACTGCCTATGACAATCTTCTTCCCAAAATCATCGTGCTTTAGCATTTGCAGATAAAGTCCATAAAAACTGGTGAACATCCCTACCCAAAATAGACCTTTCCTAAAACCTTTGAGAAGCTTCCAGAAATCTTCATCTCCACTGGCAGCACTAACAGTTGTTGTTAATATAAATATAGCTATTAGTAGGAACACTAATAATTTTTTATACATAAAAACCCTCCTTATAATAAATAATATATTTGAGGTGATATTATGGGATTTTTAATATTTGGCGGTTGCTGCATAGCAGCTTCAGGAGTGCTTTATCTCATAGAAATGGCATATCATTAGAATTATTTGAGATGTACTAGCATAATTTAAAATTTCTTCGCATACGCTATATTGCGTAGCGCAAGCGGGCTTGCACGCTGGAGCTGCAGTATACGCGGTCATGGGCATACTATAGGCTTTCAAGGATATCAATGATTTCCTCACTCTTTACCTCAGTTACAGCTGGGGTAATATTATTTTTTTGGTCTTTATGCTTAAGATAGAACTTAAGAGCATCTTTCATAAAATTACTTTTATCTCCTTGTTCTGATACTTTATTGAATAGATCTTGCTCCTTTTGTTTAAAGCTAACTAATACCTTTGCCATAAACTCACTCCTATCCTCTTAAAACCATTTGCATTTGCAAACTGTGCATTTGGTATTATTGTGGTTCCAGGTATTCTCTTATCAAATAACTGTTTCAATACATAAGCACCGCCACCGGCTAGCGTTACTTTCGCAGTCTTTACCGGATATTTAAGCAGCAGCTCCTTCATTATCTTATCTGTGTGCTCTTCTATAATGTTTCTTATAAAGCCTATATCCCGCTTCTCTCCATAAATGCTAAGACCATTCTTAAGGATCCTCTCGCCATCCTCTATCTCAAAAAGGGTTTCATACTTGGAATTAATTGCTGCTACAATCTTTGAAAATAATGTAAGAGTTCCTTCATATATAGTGGAGTGCTGTGTAACTTTCCTTTTGCCGTTAACCACCTGTAAGAGTGCTATAATGACTGTACGCCCGCCTATGTCAATATAAATTCTGTCTTCCGTATCATCTGCTGCCGGGAGCGAATAGTGAGCCCCAAGACACTGAGGGAATACCTCTGCTTTGGTAATGGCGATTGCTCTCTTTTGTTTGTTACTCTCAAATTCAACATATCTGTTACTCAAAAGCATTTGTTTCATTAGATTCTTTTGTGAGCTAAAAAGTCCTAAAGGTAAGCCGGCAACAACTTGAAAATCATTCTGATTACTCGACTTTGCTAGAGCTTCAATTAGGCATACTCTTGTAAGTTCCTTGTTAATTCTGTTTAAATCTACTTCTACATTACCTTCTCCTACTGTATAAGCCTTGTTATCGAGAATCAGCATATTTCCTTCCTCTAAAATAGTTTCCTGAGTACTGATTCTCGAAGGAAAAACAATACCTTCCGAGGTCTTTGTGTAGCCGTAACCTAGGTCTACTCCAATAATCATATATACTTTTACCCCCTTTTATAAATTTGTTTATACTCTTTGCTTTTAACTTAGGTGATATTTGTATATATTTATTAATAGTTCTATATATTTATGTATGTCCATAAAATAAAAATTTATAATAATACATGATATAAGCAAATAAAAAAGAGGTCATTCAACCTCAAATATATCTTCAACCTTCTTATTAAGCTTTCTAGCAATCGATATAGCTCTTTCTAGTGATAACTGTGTTTTGTTATTTTCAATTCTGCTGTAGTTATCAGGCAGCACACCAAGAATCTCAGCAAATTCTTTCTGGCTCAACATATATTCTTTCATTCGGATTTCTTTAAGTTTGTTCCTTATGCCCACAAAATCACCCCATCGTTAGTATTTTATGCAGTAATTCTATGGAAATTGTGTAAATCCTTTATTACCATCCCCAGTTGGCCATATTAATAATTGGGGCAAGCGCCTTCCAAATTAAATATCCTCCACCTAACAAAATTACAGTGTAAAGGAATGTGTAAAAATAACCAATACTTTTCTTTCTCTTCTCTTTTTCTTCCTTCTGCTCTGTTTTTCTTTTTTCTCGTTCTTCCTGTTCATCGAAAAATGCCTTGGCAATTTTTCTTGCATCGTCCTCATTCATGCATATCACCTCAGTAATATATATGCATGGTCTACATCAAATACCACTTGCAGCTATTGTTATCAAACATCAATTTAAATGGTACTCTCAGACCATCAACACAACTCTCACATTTATAATGAAATGCCCTTCCTGCAGGATTATTCATTGATGCAAATATCTTTTTAACCTCTTGCTCAACTATCTTATCCACGTTTATAACGTGCTTTCCTTCTTTATCCTCAAACCTAATTCGCACTGGCTTAAGTCCGCCCTTGCCATCACAATTAGCTATACATTCTACTAGTTTCATACTATCCCTCCACACACATTTTAGTATATTATACCAAACATATGTTTGTGTTGTGAAGGTTATTATTTCTCAAATTCCGCTATATTCAATTCAGCTTTACCTCTCTCATCTATATAACTTTGATGAGATAATATCGCCTTGCAGCATTCCATTATAACAATGTATGTTTCTTCTTTTTGTTTAAGTGGAATATTTTCATTAAAAATCTTAAGAATAGTTACTTGGCTGTTCATTTCGGTATATAGTTTTAATATTTTTTTGATAGCCTCTAAAAGTTCCCCATTAAAAAGAAATTCAGCACTATACAATGTAAACACATTTGATTTAATATCGTATTCTTCTTTCAAAGCTGAATAAATGTTTAGTAAAGAATCTATCTTATTTTGTAACGGATCCTCCTTATCCTCTGGTTTGACTAAAAGAGAAGTATATGAAAAAATTCTTAATAAATCTTCAAACACTGCGAATCTACGATCAAATAAGTCAATTTTTAACTGTTTCTTTTGCAGTTGTTCCTGAGTGGTAGTCGAATTCTGCTCCATAATCATTTGCATATTTGCTATCTTATTAGTCTGGTTTATTATCTTATAGGAAAGCAGACCACTCAATGACACTCCCAAAAATTGAACTATAATATTTGCTAAATTATAATCTAGCTCAACTTCTTTATAATAGCTTATCTTGTAACCTAAAGTCATTGGTAATACTACAAAAATAAGAATAATCGAACCTAATGTAATTATTACAGCTTTCAAATTACTTTTCATTTTATCACTCCCACATTGCATCTATCATTTTATATGAAATACAAATATATGATGGTAGATGAAATATTCCACGCTTATGTGTATATCCCTTTTTTAGCAAAAAAATAAAAAAAGGTGCAGCCGAAGCTACACCTCAAAAAGTTTATTCCATGTCTTTTGGCCAACTATGCCATCACATATAAGCCCTCTAGTACGCTGATAATCTCTAACAGCACCCTCTGTTATTGCTCCAAAATCACCATCGGGCGTAAGTTTATAACCGTGTTTATTAAGTAGCTCCTGGAGTGTTTTAACATTTTGATTCTTCATCCCACGCTTTAGAATAACATTAGGTACTTGCTTCACCACAGAGGCGGTCTTCACAAATGCATTGATGTCCTCAACAAACTTGCTCCAGCCATTTCTTCCTAAAATAACCCTTGGGCAAAACTTGCCTGACCAATCCTGATGCTTGAACACATTCAACTTTGGATATGTAAGAAGCAGAGCTGCATTTAGCTTCTTTGCATTTTCTTCTGCCTTTGATATGTTAACATTCTCACAGATTTCTACACCAATGGTCTTATAATTTCCGTTACCCTTGCCATCTCCTGCATGATAACAAACCTCATCTAACGGCACTGTCTGTGTAATCGAGTCATGGTCCACATATAAATGAACCGATACATACTGTTTATCTGCATTCTCAACATTCTGCATCCATTTAGCATGCATCTCATCGCTTGCTGTTGGCACTACATTGCCTGTATTGTGGTTTGTAATGCCAATGCACTCTTTCATTTTAATAAGTGTTCTTACGTTCTTTGCTCCCTTTGGTGCTACAATCTGGATCTTAACCGGAATACCATCAATATACTTGTCCTGGATGATGCCATTAACTATTGTTAGTCTCTGTAAAGCCATTAAACATCACCAACCCTAGTATACTTATCCACCTCTCCAAGTATCTCTGTGTTCATTAAAAATACTGCAGCTTCAATCAGCATGTCCAAGGTTTCCTCTGATATATTAATATGTACCTCGTCCAATAAACGCTTTAATTTGTCCCTAGCTGCTAACTTTTTATTAATGCCTGTTTCACCGGGCAGGATCTGCTCTATATAACATACAACTTCAAATGCCAGTTCTCTTGCCCTCTTTAGTGTTTCCTGTGGAAGTTCTTTGCCTATTCTTGGAGCTATATACTTGCCATATAGCAAAAATGCCCCAAAGAAGATGGCTATTGCCACCAAAATAAAGAATATTACCTCTTGAATACTAAACATTGATTATCCCTCCAAATTTTCATTATTTTGTTCAGGCTCAATGCCTGCTTGATTATATATGTCTTTTTCCTTTTGTTTTGTCCACGATAAAAAGGGCTTGAGCCAATCAGCTCCAGCCTCAATTAGATTTTCTGCATTGCTTTGCAGCTCCCGAATGAATATTACGGAGTAAGCGAATGTAGCAACCCCTACGCCTACGATTTCCAAGGGAGTCACTCTGGCAGATAATCCAGCCAGGATGAAGATCACAAGATAAGAATAAAGCTTGATACTTGTTTTTCGCCATAGTGTATCTGACTTGATAATGTGTTTATCTATTGCTTTTAGATAACCCCCGTTTTTTCTGGCCAATGCAAATAGCTTTGTGAAGAGATCCAATCCAATAGCTATACCTACAGCTATGGCTGCTGGTATGTACGCTGCATCCGGGAACATCATCCAGAAGAAAAATGCCCAAATGCATGCCAGAATTGGGCTTACATTATCCCACAGTTGGCGAACGAAATGTTGAAATTCATTCATGTCGCACCTTCTTTCATATTTTGTCATAATAAAAGCGCCTACCAAGGCGCGGAAAATAACTGCTGTATATTTATTCCAAAGAGGTATATAATGATATTAAAATCATAAATATATAGTTTGGAGGTTTTTTAATGAGAAAGTATAAACAATTTGTCATTGGCTTTCTAGTCGGTGCAATACTGTTTTCAATAGCACCAGTAAGTGCAGCGATAGAAGAGTTTCTTTGTTATAAAGCAGATTACAAGGTTATGGTTAATGGATCTGAGTACATCAGTGAAGAGCTTCCTATTCTAAACTACAAAGGTAATACCTATGCTCCCTTTAGAAGCATATTAGAAAAAGCAGGGCTTAATGTGAATTGGAACGCTGAACTCGGTCAGGCCGAAGTTACTTCCAGTACCACACTCGAACAAATTACTACTGATGGGTTAAACAGTTCAAATTCAACTAAGACAATTGAATATGATACTATTACAGGACTTCCTGTGGGTATAGAATATGTTGAAAAGACTTACAACGGCAAAACTTTCAAATTAGCAGTTTATGACGGAGAGTCTTACATTTCTTCAAGTGATTTAAAAATATTCTATGGAATACAACAAGGTTATCTTGATGTAAAAAACGGTTTAAGGACCTTATACAAAGATGATAAGACAGTAGTTATTAATCTAATGAGCAATGATTATTTCAGTGCAAATGGCTATTCATATTATAAAGAATCTTTGTTGATAGATTTAATGGGGGAATAAAATCCCCCATTTTTTTATAGTGGTACAAAGTTATTTCTAACCCAATCTTTAATATTTTCCTCATTCGCATATCCTGAACTCTCAAGTCCTGATACATTACCGACGAAGTTCCAATTTCCTCCAACGTTAGCAGCTGACAATATAAAATTCATTGCCGACAAGGTAATAGATTCATAGTCACCCATAATACGTGCTGATTCGTTGAAATAGATGGTCTTTAGAGCAATATCTAAATATTCTCCTAAATATACGTTATCTCCTACTTTTATATCAGTATCAACATTTATCGTACCACCGTTTATCGTACAGCCTTCTATAAATACTGCTTTCAAGATTCCTGCCACAATCAAATCAGCAAAGAATCCATCTGCTGTTCCGAAGGTCTTCCAGTCCCAATCTCCATTTGCTTTTTTGCTGTTTGCTATTGCAAAGCCATCTGCGAGAATGCCCATTGCTTTTGTAGGATTATCCGGATCATCAACCCATATATCACCGTATTGATGCATGACAGCTTTCTTAAGTCCACCATTAAACAACGTCGAAAGCTTTGTTTTGATGTTTTCAAACCATCCAGGGTTCAGTCGTCCTTCTGATGTTATAACTCTATCAACAGTTCTCTCCGACTCCATAAAGCCTACAAGCATTCCTGCAGTAGTATATTTGCTGTAGAGCTTCGTCTCATAGTTGCCTAATCCCACGCTGGACCGCTTTGGCTCATATGGATACTCTACATACTCAATGATTCTTTGCTGGGTGTCTGCATCGATGCCTGGATCAATTATGCGATTGGTATCTCCAATAGCGAAAGCTTCTTCGTCTCCAAACTCTTTTAACTTACACAGCTCCACGATCTCCACATTGTAAGTCACTCTCGGTTTATCTATACCGTCTTTCTCAGATATGCTCCACTCAGCCAATCCTGCATCTTTGAGTTCTTGCGGATCCTCAATGTCTTTGTAGTCGATATATCCTACATGTGGGCGGTCATAGTCATTGATTAGTGGGCTATCTAGGTATGCAACACCACTATTTACTGAATCTATCTGCATACCATCTTTTCCATAGGGGTATAGCCTTGTCACTATACCGGTGCCATCTGTATTCCGCTTCAGTGATTTAATGTTTTTGCCGAATCGGAATTGACCTCCTGTGTCACTTCCTCGTTTTGTAATCAGGTTGATTGTCCAGTTGTCTTTGATGAGCTCACCGCCGACATTCTCAATGAGCTTTGTTACTATCTGAGCTGGATTTGCTTTACTTAGGAATATGTCTGTGGGAGTGGTTATCTCCACCGTGCCTATTGTGAATCTTGTTCCAGAGAAAGCATACTGCAATATTTGTGTTGGAGTCTGACCAATGAGCTCAACTATTGGGATATGTTTGCTATCTGCCGCATCATAGTAAGCATGTTCGCATTGGATATTGCTTGTGACTTTGCCCTGCTCATCTCTGATCTCATCAAAGGACCTTATGCGAAATATCTGGTCTTTCTTTTGGCTTGCATGGTATGCCTTTATAAAATTCTCTGCCTTTATGTGCTGCCACTTCGGGTCGTTTCGGGGCAAAACAAAGGAGAGTGTATACTCTCCATTAATTACCTCTTTTATTTTTATTTCGCTGGCATTCTCCAGGACAGCTATGCCGTTGGATGTGAATGTCGCTTCGAATCTATCATATACTTTTAACAAGCTTTATCACTTCCTTTGTGACGCTAAATTGTCCTATTGTAAATCAGAATTTAAAGGAACGTCCTTAATTCTTCTACTTTGGATTTTTGATGATAAACTCTTTCCTAACTTTATTGATGGAATCTCAACTAAATAATAAGATAGAACCGTTAGCAACATCGTTATTACTAAACTTAAAATTAGTATTAGCCAAGTCGGAATATGTTCATAAAAAAGAACCAGCAACGCAAATAGAGGTATGCAATGGTATAAGTATAAGCTATACGAAGCTTTTCCAACAAAATGCACCGGCTTAATTAATAATATTTTTTTTGCACTTTTGCTTGCTAAAGCTATGATAATAAACATTGCAGATCCAATAGATGTCATAATTGTATTTGGAGGATCAAGTAATCTAACTGGTATTATTTCTATATGCCGCACCCATGACGGAAATGTATATAATAATACAGCACATATAACAAATATTATTTTAATCATCAAAGTCTTTGACATGTAGAATCTGATTAATAAATCTTTTTGTTTAGCCAACAATGCTCCAATTACAAAAGTAAACCCATAATATAGACTGTACAGATAGTCTGTCTCTATTCCAATTTTACCCAAAAAGAAGGTTCCAACGAATCCTAAACCACTCACAAATATACTTGAAATAAGTGAAAATTTATTACTGTACTTCATAACTATTAACATAATAAGCGGAAAAATTAGCGAGATCCTCATTTCATGAATTAATGACCAATATACTGGATTAAATTTACCGTTATCAAAACTCCCTATCAATAAAAAATGTTGGAATATTGATTGAAACCTTATTGATTCGCTCCACCTCCCATTTGCCCAAGAACTCAAAGTGTATATCCCATCATTAAGGAATAACATAGCTGCTATTATTGCAAATATAACTGATACTATATAAGGTATATATATGCGTGCTATTCTCCTAGTAATATATACTGGATACTCTTGGCTATTATTATTGATGTATGGAAGTGATAAAACAAATCCGCTTAAAACAAAAAATAGCATAACAGCCTGTGGACCTGAAAAGAACATGTGTAATGGACTATACTTTAATAAGTTCACTAAATAGTAGCCACTTCTACCAAATGTATCTTCGAAAAATATTGGGAATATTAACAAATAATGATAAATTACTACTGTTATAGCAGCTAATCCTCTTAATGAATCCAACTGATCGTACCTTTGTTTCTCCATAAAAACTTCCTCCCAATTACTAATAGAAACATTATAACACATAATTGGGAGGATTCAACATTTTGCGACAACAATCAGAGATACTACTTCTGATTTAAGATTGTCTTATCATACAACCAATACAGCCGTCAGTGTTCCGGTATCGCTTACCTGTATTTGATATTTAGTGCCATTAGGAGATATTAAAAGAGGTAAACCAAAAGGATTCACATTAACACTATCTAATAATATGTCCTTCACTTCTATGTTTGGGTATAATTCAAATCCTTCAATGTAGAATGTTTCTCCTCCTACAGCATTAAGAATTGGATATATGTGAATTTGAACGTTAACCAATGATGAAAAATCTGCTATAGTTGCAATCATTTCTATTAAATCTAGTTTTGTTATATGAGTAACGTGGTTGTCTCTCATATTGTATGTTGTGTTGTTACTGTCGTCTAAATTGTAATCGTAAAAATCTTTTAATTTTGCCACTAATGATGTATCTAAATAGTTAATTCTGATTTTTGTATAAAGTCTGCTTTGAGTTATGTCAGAAAATGTAGTTGTATCAATATATAGTTTTGTTTTAATCTTTAGCTTCCTATAATCTTTCAAATACCTATTTGTAAAATCTAATGTAACATATGCACCTCTAAAAGTGCCTGCACTTGCAGCTACACATTTTATAGCATTTTTCCCATCTAATATAGCCATGCTACCAGTCGTTCCTGTAGTTTGTACTTTCACTGCATCTGTAAAATCTATTGACTGTGGACTAGCAAAAGATGTTAATTTACTAAAATCGTTCGCTATTATAGGTGGAGTTTTCTTTGTCAGCGAATTTAGAGTCTGTACCTGTGTATTTTGATTATGAGTATTGGCAGGTTCAACCATATCTAAGCGTTTGACATTGTTTGAAATTCTAAACATGTTGTGCTCAACATATCCCGAAATTCCGCTTATGCTCAATATATTTACCTTGTCAAATTCATACTTGTTGTATGTTCCGCTATATAATCCGTTAATTATAATGCTATCGACTTCTGTTCCATTTGTTCCAGCTTTGATATTTGCAGTAGTATTGCTCTCAAAATAAGCGTTATTCATTACTATATTTCCACCATCTAAAATCATCCCTATAGGATTGTTTTCAATCAATGAACCGTTAAATGATACTGTTGTGGTGCTAATTGGGTCATCAGAACGCACCTTGAAACCGTATTCAATACATGCTTCAGCATTGTAAGCAGTGAATGACGTTGCGCCGCCAAAAGCTATCGTACCTTTATTACAGTACCTTGTTTTTAAGTTAATGAACGAATTTCCCCAACCCCAATTAGTTTCTAAGCCTATATCTAAATCTCGGCAATAAACATTAATAAAATCACAGTTATACGTTGCGTGGTTTACATCTTTTATTATAGGATCGCCTAATCGGATGCCAATGCCTTTTCTGTTAGTCGAATCACCTAATATCTTAAAATCTGAAAACTTACTATGCCATACATTTGTTAGGTCTAGCAGTATCTCATCAATGTTGTTAGGTGTGAAGTGTATAATCGACTTTTCATTTCCGTCACCGAATATAGTAAGCCCTGAAACTCGGACTTCGCTTGTAGTTTTAAATATATTTAGACTAACATCATAGTTGTCAGCTGGAATGCGGAATGCTTTTTTTTGACTAATTGAGTCGGCTATAGCTCTTAGAAATCGTCCAGAATCATCAATTTCAGGCACTATTAATGGATACTGCGACAATGATATAACTTCAGCCAAATGCGTCTTATGATCCTGCTCGATTTCTTCTAGTCTGTCATCTAGGACGCCAAATGCTTTATTTTTTACAGTGCTTGTTCTTGCATTGCTGACTTCCACAGAAAGATTGGCTTTAGTTGCGGCATCATATGCTGCTACAATTGCATCAACTTCACTTACTCGCTGATCCTCAGCTTCAACTCTACCTAGCTCATTATTAATCCGCACAACTTCGTTTTCTTCTACAACTGCCATGTTCTCTTCAAGAGTGGTCTGTCTTTGAGTTGTATTCTCTACTTCTGTATTTATAGTTTCTATACCCGATGCCAGGGCTTCTCTTACGTCCTTACCGAGTATAGCGTCTCTTATAAGAGCGACTATGCTTGCTATATTAGCCATTATAACAACTCCTTTCTAAATAGAAATTTAATGTGTCCTGTGCCGGTAATTGTGATTTGGTTGTCTCCTGTCTTAAGCTTTAAATCATAAAACTTGTTATCACCCGGAACTAAATTGTATGTTATTGCACTAATTTCAATAGTCATATTTGCATTTACATTAATTACAGGCGAAACTTTCCTGCCAACATTTATAATGTTTTTTATAGCACTTCCAACAACATCAAATTCAACCTCCTGTGCTACATCCTCTTCAAAATTAAATGTATCCCATACATCTGCACCCTCTAAGTACAAACCAAATTTAAAAGGCCTACAGCGAAATTGCACTGTAAACCTTTTAATGCTTACTATTTGATTTTCCAAGTCTAGCTTATTTACTACCTTGGCCAGATAATACTTATCAGCTTCATCATCATATATTAGCGGCTGTTCTCCACAGGCTAACCATGCTGCAATTTTGTTTGCTTTAATCCTTAGCTTTCTTGGATCTCGCTCACGTAGAGTAAATTCTATATCATGTGGTCGTGGTTTATATTTTATCTCTTCATCCGGATTAACAGCACTGTAATCATACTCACCATCCATACCGGAGAGATCTTCTACAATAATCTTTGGTTCAGGAAGAATGGGACGATTTTTACTGAACATAATGAGGTCGAGGTCATGATACGAATGCAAACCATTGAATTTTACTCCGTAATTTTTCATGTAGGCATCACTTCCCCCTCGTCAGATTCTTAGCAGTATCAAATAATTCTTGTGTATAGTCGATAGCCTCATCTTTGCTGTTAATTATTTTAGCGCCATAATCATTTACAATATAATTGTTTCCTCCCGCTCCTGCTGCCGCCGGAGTTACTATGTTATTGCTAGTGAAGAGCTTAGAGGGATCCAGTTGCAAGCTATTCATTATCTTGGAGTATTCCGCTGCAAAGCTTCTCAATTTATCAAGGCCTTGCTTCATCAGGCTGTCATTGTTTGTATCAAATAACTTAAACATTCTGAGGAGTGAATCTCCAAAACTATTTGTAGCATCTGTCATTAATGTATCTGATTCTTTAGCAAATTCAGATGCCGCTGCAAGCATTTCCTTTTGAGAAGTGTCAAGACTATCCTTAAGAGTCTTGTATTTCTCTTGATTGTCTTTTATCTCTTTTTTAATAGCCTCTTCTCTGCTTGCCTTTTCTTCTTCCATTCTGTCTTTTTCGCCTTCACGATTCAGCCGCTTAATGTCATCCTGAATCTGCTTAAGCCTATTTTTACCTTCTTCAGTTGCCGCATTAAGATACTTTTTCTCTTCTGCATATAGACTGTTAAGCTCTTCTTTCCTATCCTTGGCTCTGAGTTTGCTTTCCTTTGCAGCGTATTCCTTGTCGAGGGCTGCTAGTTTTTGATTGAGTGCATCTCTCTCTTGCTCTTCTTCCCAATCATACTGTTTACGCTTTCTATCGATGTAATCATTTACAGATTGTTCAACAGCAGACTTCTTAACCTCTAATATTTTTCGTTCAAGGTCCTTAATAGTGACTAGCTCAGATGCATATAGCCTATCCTTTTCTGCTTTTTCTAATCTCGTATCCTTCATGCGCTCATCGAGATATTCTTTGTGATATTTTATCATACGCTCATAAGCTGCAATCTCTTCAGCTCCCGAAAGGTCACCGTAAGCCTTTTTATCATCGACCCAATTGAAAGAAGCATCTGTTCTATCTCTTATGTTTTGCTCCAGAGAATCAAGATAATCTTCATTATCCTTTTTTTCCTTCTCCAAAAGAGCTTTTTTCGCCTCATAAAGCCGTTCCTCTAATTCCATCTTCTCGTCTGCGGTCCTGGCATGCTTTTTAAGAATCGAATCTAGGGTTGTTACTTCATCTTCTAAGGTTAGCTGATCCATGCGCTTTTTATGCTCCATGACCTTCAACGCGCTATTCATAGCTTTGTTTTCATAGGATGATGTGTACTTACCTAAATCCACAGGCTTGATGCCCGTTATATCATTTACCGTGGACTTTGCCAGAGCATTCAATGCATCCAAAGCACTCATGTCACCGTCCAGCAATGCTCTTTGCGCTGCTATTGCGGCAGTTATTTTCGTAAGTTTATTCAAGAACACTGTAGACATGACTTCATTCTCAATCATTGCGTCTCTTGAAGCTTCAAGAGCTGCAAGCTTAGCTCTCTTCTTTTCAGATTCCAACTGAATTTCAGCAGCAGCTATCTTAACTTTATCCTGCAGGTTCTTCCACTCATTTGCTACATTGTCATTCTCTGTTTTGGTTATTGCTTCAATGGCATCGATTATGATGCCTGAAGCTGTAGAAAACTGAGGAAACTGATCTGCTAATTTCTGTTGTGCATCTTTCCACTCATTTGAGCCCTTAGCTGCGTTTTTATAGGTATTAATGAGAGCTTCTGTTGTGATTATATCTACACGCTTTTGTGCTATATCCCTTGCTGCACTATTCAGCTCTTCCGTGGTTGCTTGCTGTGCCTTTTTAAGAGCTTCTTCCTTCTCAGCAATTATCTTGGCAACAGTTTCTTCTGTTGCACCATAGGCTTTCATTTCAGCTTTAAGATTAGCAATATCTTTTGTGTATTCTCTTATCTGAGCTTGGTTTTCTGAGTTGTATTTTATAGCAGCTTGCCTTGATGAAGCAGGAATGTCCTTTGAAGCAGCTATATATTCATTATACTTGGCTGTGGCTTCATCATATTGCTTCGACAGCTCTTTCAGCTTATCTATCTTCTCCTGCTCCCCCGCGACCTGCGCATCTGATACACCTTCTTTTATAAGCCTGTTATGCTCTGCAAGTGCAGCATTATATTCTTCAGTTGCTCTCTTTGCCTGTTGATTTTTAACTACTACATATCCTATGACAGCAGCTAAAGCAGCAAGCGTCAATATAACAGGGTGTGCAAGCAGCCCAGTCAGCGCTACTTTTAACCCGGCAATAGCAGGACCTAATAGCAAGGAAGCTGCTCTTAAAGATGTAAATATTGTTATCATTCCTAGCGCTGCTGCGATGACCATTGTCGAGGTACCTACAAGCGTTTCATTTTCCTGAACAAACGATGTAATACTTTGTATCAAAGGAGTCATAATTGCGTACATTTCTCTTAATATAGGTGCCAATGATTGCCCATATGCTTGCGAAAGCTTCAATGTTGCAGCTGCATTCTGCGCTTGAGCCCCGGCGAATTCTTTCGAATACTTAGCCGCATCACCAATTTGGAATCGAGTCTCTTTCATTATTCCAAGATATTCAGCTTGTATCTTTTCAGCTTTAGAAAGCTCATTAACTGTTTTCCCAACAGTTGCAGCATACTCTTCCCACATCTTACTAACATTCTTTGTTACACCGGCATTATCGACTAAGATTGAATTTTCGTTTTTCAAACCTTCCGTTGCACTTTGCACTGCTTCTCCCATTGTCAAACTTGCCTGCCTACCAAATGCAGCTGAATCTTTTAACCTGTTCATAGTCTCTATAATCTGGTCTTGGCCATATCCCCTGGAAGCAAGATTCTTATATGCAGTCATAGCATTTGCTGCAGGAATTAAACCATCTTGAATATACTGATCTATAAATTTCTGTGCTTGTTTGAAGTCTTGACCAGTACCTTGCACGACACTTTTTAGCCCTACTGAAGCGCTATTAAATTTATTATAGGCATCTACTCCCTTTGAAATTGAATCAACGATTTTATAGAATGCAACCCCGGCCACTATTGCTAACTTTTCATAATCAGCTCCGGTTTTACGTACGTCACTTCCATGCTTATTGAGTTGTTTCTTGACTTCATTCAAACCCTGTTCTAGAGCTTTCGTCTGAAGCTGTATCCCAATAAGTAAATCACCTAGTTTTGTTGCTTTTGCCATTATTTCACCTTCTTTCAGAGGTGTATTTTATATTCCCATCTGGTTCCAATACACTTCCTCCGTTTTCTCTTTTGGCGGAAGCTTTGATTCTTCTTCTCTGCGTTTGTTTATAGCTGCCTGTCTTTTGAATATTGCATAGGTTTCAGCTGGATAATAATCCTCCATGAGTTCTTTTTTGCCGATACCCATTTCGCGAGCAATATTGATTATGTCCTGCAGCCAATATTTCTTATTTAACATGTGCTCTTTTTTGCATTTATCAGAACAGTACAGTTCCTCATGATTTATTGGTGTGCCGCAATACCTGCACTTGTTTATTTGTTGTTCATCATTTCCTGTATCTTCTTGCTCCCCATCACCTTCCCTTTTAACTTCTTGAAAAAATCCGTTAGATCATTAAGCTCCCACATTGCATCCAGTACGTCCATTGTCTCTTTGGGAGTAAGTTCATTCATCAATCTTTCATATGGGATCTCCGTAAGCTCGGAAAGGAATTTCAAGAACTGTTCCGGCACATTAGCGAGTAACTTTCCTGCCAATACAGGAATCATATCTACAGAAATATTTTTAAACTCTTCTAGAATGTCGTCTGGATCCATTCCAGGGAAGCAGCCCTTCAATATTACTTCTGGCATATCCTGAATTGCATTTAATGCTTTTAAATAAGCACCATTTGGCAGTTTTCTTATTTCAACACCATGAACGGTCTTCACTTGTGGAATTGATAATGGCGCAGCATCTTTATTTTTTTTAAATATACTATCTAATCTCATTTACTTTTCCCTCCGTATAAACAGCGAATTTTTCTCCGTCACCATAAAATGTAATAGTTTCATGGTTTATTACTTCGTTTAAGCGCTGAAAGAATTCCTCTCTAGGCTCCTTGGGTATCCTCTCATCTGATAGGACACCTTTTGCCCACTCCAAAAGTCTTTCAAATACTTCCAAGTCTGTTATTTTTACAGACACAGAAAGTCCATCCTGCATATTGCCGATGTACTGCGGTTCTCCTTTTGTTTCTGGTTCAACATATTGGATTTTATATTTTAAGGGATGGCGTCCGATATTGTCTCTTGTTTGGGCTTCGATTTTAACTTTCTGCAAGCCTTTCTTTCGAACCCCATCAAGATAAACCTGTCCAACTTCGTTACCTTCTTCATTTATATAAATAAATCTCGGAACTTTGTCGAAGTTTAAAGTCATTCCATTTTTATTAAAATCGACTTTCATATTCTCATTCCTTTCTCGTATTCAAAAATAATAGAAGGGGCATTTCTGCCCCACTGATTTATGCTGCAGCTACTATTGTATCCAACCAAATAAGCGCTGCTTCATCTGCTGCTTCTTTCTCAAGTTTTACTACATTATCAACGATTCTGTTTTGTATGGAAAGTTCAATAGTAACAGGAGATATGTCTCCAGATTCACCCTTTGTCTTGTAGTCTGCCTTAAAGCTAGTTGCTTTCATTGATAGCAACTGAACCATTAACCAAGTACCATCAGACTGTAATACTTGGAATGCCATTGCAATTTCTGGCGCCTGTGAAATTGACTTGTAGGTATATACGCCTGTTACTTCGTCATATTCACCACCCTCAAAATATTCTTTTAGAGTAAGTGGACATTGAGCAAGCGTCAGTGTAGCTTTTACACCGTTGAAGTCAGAACCTGAATCAAATATGCCGTCGTCAGCATTGATCTTCCATTCTGTAACTTCAGGTGCAGCTGTGAAAGACTGTGCCCCGGATACAGCTATTTTTGCACCGTTGGTGTAACCTGTTGCATCATTTTTAGTTACCGGGAATATGCCTCTAATTTTAAAGCCTTTAGCTGCTTTTGCCATGGTTTGTTTACCTCCTTATTTTAAGTAATAAAAAAACACCTTCGCAGGTGTTAGACCTCTTGTAATATTGAAAACCTTAAAGGTTTGTGATAAATTTTTGTGTCTTCCAGCCATTCATCTGGTGCGGCATCATGAGTGAAGCCTAATCCTCGCATGACCTTCTGAACCTGCTTTGCAATTGGTATCGTTGAGCCTTTGCTCCACACATCAACTTGTATTTCGATGTCATCAGCATATTCTTCATCGTCTGCGGATTCCGCTTCTGAGTTTGTGACTTCAAATAATGTGATATATGGTGTTGTTGAGTTCGCAGATGTGAGCCAGTATACTCGCTTATTTACGAGGTTTGTTAAGGTTGCATCATCTTTTAGTGCATTTATTACTTCATCAATTTTATTTATCATTCAAACCCCAACTCCTTCTTCAAGCCTTCTATTATAAGCTTACGTACTTTAGCACGGCTTGTTACCAATGTTGGTCTCATGAAGGGCTGTGCAAGCATCTTTTTCGTACCAAACTCAACAAATCTAGCATAAAATTTATCTTCTTGTTTGAAATATTCATTTTCAGCTATGCCTACCTTTATACCAACTTTGCCCTTACCGTGGTATACCCAGCCTATATCAATGCTATCTTGCAGTGTGCCCGGCGGATGAGGATACTTGCCAGATTTTCGCCCAGTAGGACCAGGCGCTCTCCCTTGCGCTTCTTTCTTTAGTATCTCAGCACCTTCTTCAAGTATATTTCCTGCAGCTGATTCAGTTTCAGTTATAAAGCCTTTTAGATTCTTAGCAATTTGCTCTTCACCTTCAAGCCTTATTCCTGATCTAAGCTTTATCGCCATCTACTCCACCACCTTGATTTCAAGATATAAATCACGATGCATCATTTCCTCATCAATTGGTGGAGATACAATTTTATATACTGTATTGACTCCGTTACCAGAATATCTCACTCTCCATTTTGATGTTATGCCGGCTAAATGCCTTATTTTAATCCATCGGGTCAAGGATGCGTGTTCAGTCTCAGCTTGTCTAAATGCCTGTCCTTTAGGAGGCCTCACATCAAATGCTGCCCAAACAGTGGTACCATCTACATAATTTATTATTTCAACACCATCAACTACTTTCGTTCCCGATGGATATATGAGTGTTACCCTGCGGTCATATCTACCTGTCTTTGTTTTCATGGCAACACCTCCTAGACTGGTACTATTCGGTTAGTCCATAGCAGAGTGTAAAATGCTTCCGGAATATCATCACCATCCGGATTCTCGTATCTATGATCTGCATACACTAAGATAGCAGTCTTTACTAATTCAGGAACCTTGCTTGCATCTGTATACCCTGCTTTAAATTGGAATTTCACAGCATTAATCCCTCTAAGAGTGATTGAAGGCCATGTTTTCCCGCTTTTGAAGGTTATCCGCCCTGGTTCTGAGTCGGTATCAACTATAAAATCAGTTATGTCCATACTTACCTCAGCACCATCTGCATCATAAAGCTTGACGGATACAAGGCTTTGCAACGGTGGTTTCGGCATTTCAAGCGGCATTTTAGGGAAGGTATCAAAGCTTAATTCCCAAGTTTGCGTGATATAGACTCTGTTTTGAAAGCCTTCTGCCGCTTCCCTAGCTGCTTTTAATAGTTTTGCTATGTTGTTGTCGCTTTCTGAACCATCTATTCTAAAATATTCCTTAGTCGCTTGATCCTGAATTGTCACCGGTTCCGTCGTTGGCGCTGTTATTAATCTTAGTATCATTTCCCTCCCCGCCTTCCAAAGCTTCGAGAGCCTTTTGTTCCTCGAGAGCCTTTTGTTCTTCAAGTGCTTTTAAAGCTTCGAGAGCAGCTTCCTTACCTTTTATTTTTTCACCGTTCGGCAACAAGTAATATCCGCCGCCAACATGATTCAATTCTGGTTCTTTGGGTGGGATAGGTGGATTCTTAGGTGGATCCAGTGGGTCCTCTTTGAGCTGTTCATCTTTTTTAAGCCTACAATATCCATTTTCTTCCCATATTCTTAAAAGGTCATGTGGAAGCTCTACGATTTCACCTAAACTTCTGTCAATTCCATTAAGTCGTACTCCATCAGACAAAATTTCAACTTTAACTTTCATAGATATAGTAGGGAGCTCCTACGAGCTCCCATTCCCCCTTTTTATGTTATATGGATGTTGCTGCTCCAACTTGCTGAACAGGTTCGAACCTGTCATCTCCCCTAACAACATTAACTGCCACAACGCTGGTTGCTGTTGTTGTGACTTTAGCAGCTACATATTCAAAGCCATCTGCTAGATCCAAGCTACCGACATCAACTTCCACATAGGCTTGAGCCTCTATAGTAGCAGCTGTTATAGTTGCGGCCGGGTCTGCAATTGTTATTGTAGCATCTCCAGGGTTTGCTGCTTTAAGAGTAACAACTCCTAAAGCACTTGATGCTATAACTCCTGGTACACCTGCAGTTTCATGGTTAATTGCTAAAACAAGGCTAGCAGCACAAGCTGTATCATCAGCGCCTACTGCGAATACGCGGTTTGGCAAGTCTGCAGCTGCTGCAGCTGTGAAAGTCAATCCGTTAATAGTAACAGCCTGAGTCGCAAGAACAGTAGCGCAAGTTAATGTTGCTTCTGTTACCGCAATATTTGCTGTAATAGTTGCGTCAGCGCCTTCGATAGCCTTTGCATCGGTGCCATCTGCATCTTTTGCCTGCAATAGCTCAATTTTAGTTGTCTTTGTGGCAGCCATTGCACCGCCTAACAACCAAAATATTGCCTTTCTGAACATCTGCAAGCCGAAATATCTTCCGGTTGCATTAGTATTGTTAAGAGCTTGAGGCTTGAGTCCAATATCAAACTTTGCTCTTTTATTAAGATTTTTCATGTATTTTACCTCCATTTTTTGATATTTTTATTTTTTGCTGTTTATTAGGATAAAGGCTGGGGTAGCCCAGCCTAATTATTTGAGTATGATATATGGAGAAACTGTTGTTACACCATCTTCAAGCTTCAAAGGATCCTTAACCCAAGGTTGACCATCTATATTTGCAACAATTTTGAAGACAGTTTGGTTTGTTGTGAACTTCACATGCTCAGATACGGATACATATGGTCCAGAACCAGCCTTTGTTAGGTAGAAGCTGAGGTCTACCAGCATTAGATCACCCTCGGTGCCTCTTGTAGGAGTTTTACCTGTAAATTTCAATGGCAAGCCGGCAAGAGTTGCAGGTATTCCTCTTGTTGCATCACCAGCATTGAAGATGTAATGATCAGCATCATCTTTCATTGTCATAAGTACAGGCAGCAAGGTAATGCTAGCAACAAACAATGCCTTTCCGAGAGCTTCAGGAAGTAATCTTCCTAGCATTGTAACAACGTCAAGATAAGTTACAGTTGCTGCTGTTGTTCTCTTGATCTTGATTGCACCAGGAGCCAAAATTACTCCAAGAGGACATCCTGCTCCAGAACCTCTTAAGAACTTATGATCTCTGCCGGCAACATAAGCCTGTCTCATAAGATTCTCAACCAGAGCTCCTGCTGCTCCCCAGTTTTGGAGTGTCTTGTTGTTAATCGTAGCCAAGCCAGACACTTCATTAGGTGTTAATGTAAGGTCCTTTAGAACTGGATCCTTTATATCTTTAACAGTCTTTGCTTCGCCTGTCCAGTTAAGCTGTATTCCACCAAGGACGCCGTCAGCTCCCTGCTGTAGGTAAGGAATAGTGAAAGGTGCATCAGGTGGATCACCTGCAGGTATATTGGTTGCTCTAGGCATTACCAATTCATCTTCTCCGTTCAGCTTCATAATGTTTTGGCTGAACTGTGCTGGAATCATTATGCCCACATCGCTAGTAGAAAGTGCTTTAAGTCTACCCTTGCTATCCCCATTCTTTACACAGAACATGAATTCGCCGAGGTTCTTGAAGCCGCCATCATCAAGGATTTCACCTTGTGTACCAGCTTTAATATCAATTGGAATCATTGTTTTTGTGGCTGGTTCATCCATGAACTTTGCATTGGCTTCCATCTTTTCAAGGGTTTCAAGCTGTGCCTTAAGGTTCTCAATTTCTTTTTGGCTTGCATTGAAGTCTTTAACCTCATCTTCTGTCAAAGCTCTACTGTTTTCAGTCTTGGCTTTGTCATAGATGCCCTGCTGCTTTACCATAAGCTCTTTGATTCTTGCTAATATTTGATCTTTACCCATTAAAATATACCTCCGATCATATTTTTGTTTATTTGCATTTGAGTTTCATATAAAGAAAGCACCCCTTCTTTGGGCTGCTCTACTTTTGTATTAACTGTTTGTGATGATATAAATGCTAATTTAGGTGCGTTTTTAAACCTTGCAAGGTCCATTTTTTGACCATTTAAAATTAAGAATCCATCGTTTAATGAAGCTGCTACTGCCTTTTCTTGCTCAATTTCATCTGCAAAGCCATAATTAACTGCTTCTTCAGCAGATAGCCATGTTTCTGCATCCATTAGCTCAACAATTTTATTCTTTTCAATACTCGACCTGCCTTCGTATACCGCTATGATACTTTCACCTATCTTGTCCATATCGTCAGCAAGTTTTCTAAAGTCTTTTGAATTACCCACTCCCCAAGTCCAAGGGTGGTGTATCATCATCATTGCATTTTTAGGCATTATCACCTTATCACCTGCCATTGCAATAACTGAAGCAATCGAAGCAGCCAAACCGTCAACAAATACTGTAATATTAGCATTGTGGCGTTTCAGCATACTGTATATTGCCTGTCCTGCAAAGACATCTCCTCCATCAGAGTTAATGTATACACTTATTTCTGTCACATCACCGAGATCATCAAGGTCTTGCTTGAATTGTTTCGGTGTTACTTCATCTCCCCACCATGAAGAACTGCTTATATCTCCATACAAAAGCAGTTCAGCAGGTTCTTTGTCAGTTGCAGCTTTAAACGACCAAAATTTCTTAGGCATTGTTTGTGCCACCTCCATTCTGAGCTTGTCTCGGTGGCTGCTTAGCAGCCGTTTCCACAGATATCATGTTACCATTTATCAAATAATGCTTTCCTTGTCCGTCTTCTTGCGGATTCATATTTTCAAGTTCACGCCACTGATCAGCATTGATAACACCATCTTGACGCATCTTATGAAGCATTTCAGCTCTTGCAGCTGTATCCCCTCTGAGAAGAGCATTAATCAGGAATTCAGCAAAATAACCTTGCTTTCTTTCTTCTTTTGTAAGAAGCTTGAAATTAATGAATTGCTCCCAACGAGTGAACCAGGGCAGCATGGTATACATGACAAATTCAAGGCTTTGATGCTCAATATTGTTGTTTGTAGACTTCTGAAGATCCTGAATAAGATGTAATGGCACCCTGTATATACTCGCAATCTCTTCCTTTTGGAAGCGTCTTGTCTCCAAGAATTGTGCTTCGTTGTTTGGAATTGCAACTTTCGTATATTTAGAGCCATTTTCAAGGAATAAAACACTATTGCTTTTCCCTAGACCGCCATACTTCTCCATGAAGGACTTTCTAAATTGTTCTTTAGCCTTATCTTCCATCCTGCCTTCATACTCAACCACACCGCCTGCATTAGCACCATTTGAGAAGAAATTTGAACCAAATTCTTCAGCAGCAAGTCCAAGGCCTATGGCTTCCATGGCCATTCTTATTGGTGAATACCCTTTTATGCCATCAAATCCTAAGCCTGGGATGTGGAATACCTGATCAGACGGAAGCGTTACCGGCTTTCCTCTATCATTTGTCTGATATTCTATCTCCCAAGTTTCTTGATTTCTCACAGGTCCTGTAACCGTCCACGGTAGAATATTAAGACTAAGCACTTCCCCGCGTCTATTGCGTTGGATCTGCGCATAACAATTCCCTGAGCTGCAGACATGTCCCATCATCGTTTCCTTCAATATCATGCTCGGCATCTCTTTATTCGGTGCAGTTTTCAACAGATCATACAATGGATGCTCAACCGCTCTATCCTTACCACTAGATTTATCTCCAACCTTGCGGTCACGATAAAGAATTATTGGCATTGAGGCAAGTGTTTCCGATAGTACCCGGATACATGAAAAAACAGCCGTATATTTCATGGCTGTTTGTTCGTTTACATTCACCCCCGTTTTTGAGGGTCCTCCCCCTGTCAAGTTTGTAAACCACCCTGGAGGAGCTCCAGATAGTTGAAACCCTTCAGACATATTTTTTATTAATCCCATCCCTTATTTCACCTCCTTTTTGGGCCAACCAGGGAAAGCAAGTATAATTCCAATGACTATATACATCAAAGGAGGATAAACCATATATAATCCTTTGCCTATCATTACAATTCCGGCTAATACTACCGCTGCATCAAACAGAGCTATGGGATTTTCTATGCTAGGCATACGAATTTTGGGTAGTTTCACTATCAATTCCTCCTTTAAACACTGAATATTTCATCACCGGTTTTGTATACCGGTGTCGTATCTACATTAACAAGAGCTCTTACTAAAGCATTTATTACTGCAGCGGCTAAGTCTATTCTCTGACTATCGTCTTTGTGTTTTTTCGACAATTTGATATTTCCATTATTATCTGTAACTTCAAGTGCATTTGATAGGCACCAGGTAAGTAAAGGATTCCCATCATGCACAACTTTACCTTGTAAAATCATTTCTCTAAATTTTTTGGTAGGCTCAGATAATGTCTGCACTCCTTGACGGATTTCAATCATCTGGTCTTGATCATAGCCATCATTAACTAAATCCTGGATAAAATGTGTTGCGTTATATGGGTCAAAGCAAAACTCCTTATATGACCATTCATTATCAAATTCATTGTCATGTAAGTGTGCTTTAATATATCTATAATCTGTAACGGCTCCTTCAGTAAGTGTGCACCAATCTTCTTTTGCCCAATGCTTATATGGAACTCTGTCTGAGTGTTCATGCTGTGTTGCTCTTTCTTGTGGCATATAACCGTGAGAAGAAACAGCAAGTCTTCCATCATCAAGCCAACACACAAACGCATCTGCCGTAAGGTCGGTAGTTTTGCTTAAATCGAGCCCTTCCCAACCAGCTATACCCTTTGTAAGTTTTAAAAATTCCTCTCTTGATACGGCCAGTGACTTCCACTTATCCATGCAACCAGACATATATTTGTTTTCACTATCAGCTTGCCAGCGGTCCATTCTCTTAATGAGGAATTCACGTATCTTCGAAGGATCACCGCTTTGATAAGCTGTGTTATATTCAGCTTTAATTTGCTCTAACAATACAGCTGAATACTCATTTGGATATCTTAATATTGGGTTTGCCTTTACCCAGCAGTCTATATTATGTGGGTCATCCTCATCACCAATTTCTCTTATCATAATAAAAAAGCTCTCGTCAGTGGCTTCACCGGAAAGAACTTTTTTTGCGTAATCTTCTTCTTTTTTACAAGGCTTGTTTTCTGCGTCAGTCCCTGCAGTAGTGATTATATCAAGCAGTGACTGTGCCCTTTTACCAAATCCAGAATATCCAACATCGTATATCTCTGAAGTTGGATGAGCGTGGTATTCATCTATATCAAAATAACAAGGAGCTCCACCATCTTTGTTCTTAGTATCTTTAGACAATGGTCGCATGAAGCCTCCTCTTGTCTTATGTCTTACGGATGTTTTCTTGACATCCATTCTTTTTGCTATATCAGGTGAAGCCATAGCCATATCACAAGCATCTTGCCAAACTCTTTTTGCTTGCAACCTATCAACAGCTGCACATTCAACTTCTGGAGACATTTCATATCGTGCTAGTTCAGGTTTACCAGGTGGATAAATAACATCAGCACTCATATGATACAAACACTTTCCGCTTACTTCTGTTGATTTAACATTACCCCTAGCTCTTTTATGATAAGCTTTTCTAAATCGACGTGCACCGGTGTCTTTATGTACCCACCCATATAAGCATCCCTGGTCAAATACTTGCCACGGTTCTAACTTTATTGGTTGACCTTGAAAAACACCTCGAACATGTCTGCATATGCCGAACCACTTAAATATTCGGTCTGCCCTAGTTTCATCAAAAACATATGGGAAATCATCAGTGCCTTGTCTTTGTAAATCATCCAAGTGCCTTTTACAAGCGAGTATTTCCCATTTATTACACATTTTATTTAAGTCACCATGCACAACATCAATAGCATATAGTGTAGTTGGATGTATCATAATTAATCACCAAACATTCCTTTGTTTGGATCTTCTATTATCTTTTCTTTCTTAGGTACATTCTTAATCTTTGATAAAGGATTAAGGAACAACCTATCTTCCATTTTTATTAACATATCCATTTTTTTATTGATTGCTGTCTCAATCGTCAAGATGGCTCCTATGGAAAACAAATCTCGAAGTTGTTTCTTTACTTTGTAGCTAAATAATGCATACACCTTATCGTCATCTTCATCATAGTAAGTACCGTTAATAGATTCGTCAAGTTCTTTACAATCGTAATGTATTTCACTGACTCGTTGATATGATTTTAATAATAGCTGATACTCACTAAAGGTTTTACAATACCTTGCCAATAATCCCACATCACCCGATGAAACGAAGTCAACATCTTTATATAATTTCATGACTTCCTTCCATTTCTTATATGCTTCTATATCACTTTTTACAAACTCAGGACACTTCAGCTTGCTATCTCCAAATTTTATCTCTGACTCCTGACGGGCAGCAATTTCAGCTTTTGTCCTATGCCCAGTTATTAATTGTATTGGCTTATTATTTCTTCCACCCATCTGGTCCACCTCCTAAAAGTTTCATTTTGGGAATTTTTTTCACGCACGAATAGGCGCTTGGTCGCGGTAAAACTAGGACCAGAGATTTACACCCCCCTAGGGGTACCCTCCATCTTTCTATGTCCTTTCACTGAATTGCAATGTATACATGCACCTTGATGATTGTCAGTATCCCAGAACCTAGGATCATCCGCTCCGTTCGGTGGATCTATATGATCCACACATTCAGATAGTTTAGTACATCCATCTAGTTGCAGCTTACACATAACATTCTCAGGCTGTCTCAAGAACCACAATGAATACTTTCTCCATCTGTATGTATAGCCTCTATCATTAGCAGAACCTCGGTGCTCATCAACTTGCTGCTGGACCTTCTTCCTATGCTTCTCACAGTATCTTTCGCCACCATCTACAAGTGATGCACATCCTTGATAAGCACACGGCTTCTTTGCTCTCGTTGGCATGTAATCAACTCCAATACACAGGGCTCGACACGGAGGAATGTGCCGAGCTCTCAAACTATCTTTTCTTTATACAACTAAAAAATGGACAATAGAACTTAGTCCCTGTCCATGTACCCCATACGCATTTATAACATTTGTGATATATTAATTCATTCATATTAATCAACTCCAAAAGGACAATGCCCTATTTATTCTGTTTTACTCTACCATGCTCACGTCTGTAGGTATGAATACCTTCCTGCATCAGCTCTTTGGTTTCTCTATCTATCTCAGCTTGAGTCAATAACCTTGCTGTCATTACTTTAGTCTCAGCTGTTTTACCTGTTGCTTTATTTAAAGGTTCCATGTTTATAACTCTGTCCTCATCATTTAGGTTTACTTTGACTTTCATTTCCTTCAAGGTTATCACTCTCCTTTAAATGCAAATAAAAATAGCAGGTAGAAAGCCCTGCTATTTTTCTAATTATATGTTGGGGTCCCGAAGTCTGTCACAGCTAATAACAATTTTCGTTACTATAATAATATCATCACTTTTTCAGGAATTGTGGGAAACTTCAAGGAATCTATCACATTTCTTTCTTTCAGTGCTCCCATCACCTTGAGTTCCCATAGCTAAAGCTACTTGCTGCCATGTAAGATTATTAATATACCTCAATGTAATTATCTGTCTTATCTCACTGTCCTGAATAGTTTCTATTTGAGTATTGAGCTCGTCTACCTTATCAAGGGCTACTCTAAGCATTTTCGCTATTCTTATCTTTAACCTTGTCATCTTATCTCCTAAATCTTCTACTCCTGATATTATGACAAGGTGTTCTGTATATGGAAAGCTTCTACTCGAAGCAGTTACAGAGTCAGAAACTATTTTAGGTTTCTCATTCATATTATCTATCTGTCTTTTTAACAGCTCTATTTCGCGATTTAAATGATATAGCTGCTCCAGTTGGTCTTTATCTATCAATAGTTTCACCTCACTTGCCATCTAGTTTTAATACAATAAATTTTATTTTTATATTACTCTCTTTTACTTCACTATCAATTTCAAATATCTTACCGCTTCCTCAGAAGCTTTAGTAAGTTTTATAAAATCCTCACTTTCTCCCCCACCGTCGGGATGCAGCTGCTTTGCTAATGTTCGGTATCTTGTTTTAATATCTTCTCCAGAAGCCGGTATAGTTTCAAAGCCAAGGAGTTTGAAAAAGCTTGGTACTTCTATGACCGGAGGAAGGTACTTCATTCCGCTTACCCATGTTTGTAGGTCGTATATACCTCTCTCCACCATCCTTGCTAAATCTTCAAGAGCCAGAACAATTTGTGCAAACGCATCAGAGCCATAGGAGAGATTAACTCCTCTTGATTTAGCTTTCTCTACACTATGGTCGAATCTATAAAGATCTCCTTTGTACCGAAACTCAATCCAAGCTCCATGCCTTCCCCAATCATAGTTATAATCTTTGATATTGAAGCGCTCCATTACCTTCTTTAATTTTGATTCATAGAATGCGGCATCTGCATATTGCTTTGCCAAGGTTTTCGCCCCCTTCTACCTCTCAATATAGTAGCGGAAACATTTACTCCCTTTGCTTTAAGTATCTCCGCCACAGAAGCATGGAGACGATCCTCATATTGCCGCTTCCTGTATTCCTTATATGCCTGAGCTGTCCACTTTCTGAATAACTCTATATCTCCATTTAGGTATTGCACCACTGCTTGTACAACTAATTTCTTTACATCAGGACTCATAAAGATACCCCCTAACTTATATATTGGTTAATACTGTTCTTTACTTATTAACACATCTATTTGGCTAGATCGCTGCATACCTTTCAGAAGCTTTCTATTTTGTTCCTTAGCCACTTGCTCATCAAGTTCTTGACTTAATTCCAGAGCAAGCTTTTTATTACCATGCAGATATGCCGCTTCCATCCTTTGCCTAAGATCCTCATCAATCATAGGTTTACTCACCTCACATAATCATTGAACTGTGCATTAACTTTTTAACTTTTTTAATATTTTTTCATAATCATCAATTCTTGATTGTGTTTTCTTAGTATGTTCTTCACTATGTATTAGCTGCTCTAATAATTTCTTTTCGTCTAATATAGCAATTCTTAATGCTGAACATACATCTGCAATTTCATTTCCTTCTAACTCGATTTTTCTCATTTTTTACTCCTTCACATAATATTCAGTATTTGATACATGGTTTTGTCACTCCGTGCCCACAACAGGCATGTTTTGCTCCCTTGATGTGACCAAGGCAAGCATCATAACCTTCTTTTGTAGGCAGTTGACCACATCTCTTACATGGTCTTTCTTCTTTATCTATAGGTGTACCGTCCTCATATTCCCATCGTTCATTACGAAATACTATTGGATTTCCTCTTACATGAGATGTTATCAAGGCTATACCTCCTTTACTCCATGAATAATGTCCAGCCATTCGTCTATACAAGGCAAACAGGTATAACTCCGTACAGGTTTACCATCCATAAATCCGCTTTCCGCAAGAGCATAATCTCCAGCCTCTATTTGCTTCTGACAATTAACGCATTGATGTGATTTTCTACAATGGACAACTTTTTCACTGTGTTTTTCAATTTCAGTATCATCACCGTAAAATCCACTATCTAAGTAATCCTCTGGCTTATACTTCATGATCATTATCCCTCCTTCGCAAATTGCAGCACCTTACAGTCTGGCTTCTCATAGTCATATCTAAGTGTTTCTTTCAGTTGCCTAAGTTCTTTCATTCTGGTTTCATATGCTGCAGTCTCATCGGCAATCCTTTGATCAATCACTTTATCCAGGATGATCTTAAGCTTTGCTTGTGGTGATTTTCCTTCATGGATTTTACTATAGGCTTTGTTCAAACCTTGTCTCGTGTATCCGGTCATTTTCTCAAGCTGCTCATTGCTGTATCCAGTGACCAGTCGAAACTCAGATAATCTGTCCATAATATCACCCTGCCTTTCATGTAAATTTTATTTCCGTTTCTCTTGGTTTTTGGTAATTCTTACGACGCAATATATTCAAACTATGAGTTACGCTCCTTCAACTGCAGATTACGGACTTCCACCAAGTCGCTCATGTCGGCTTCTTTCAGCGCCCAGTTTATACCACCGTACCCGTTTATAGAGCAATTATCATTTATACGTACCGCTTTACCGCCTTTACCAACCGCCCACCTTTCAGACACAATAAGATGATCATTTCTGCAATCGATAGCTTCTCCTTGACTTCCGTATGCTTGGTTACAAACAGGGCAGCGATACCATGTCTCAATGTGTGCCATCTGTGCCGTCTCCTTGTCAAAGTTTATTGGAATGCGGCTTATCGTTCAAAATAAAACTTGCCGTCAAATTCTTTTATTTGCACTATTCCATAATCCAAAGCAACATTGAATAAATAATCTTTTTTCAACCGTTCATGCGCTGTTTTAAGCATTACTCTCAAATATTCAATATTACCGCCTCGCTTGTAATGATTACACCTTCTACAAGTAGGATTATAATTTTCAAACACATCCGCCCCACCAACACGCTTCGGTTCGATGTGGTCAACTTGCATTTTAGATAAAGTTATTTCCTTACCGCAATATGCACAATGTCCATCATATTTTTCATGCACTTTGATTCTTTCTGATTTATTCAATTTGTTACTCTCCTTTCCATGCTTCACATTTTTATATATTTTATGTTACTCTTCGGGATACTCTAGTATTTGCTCTGGCCAGTTCAAATTGTCTTTCAGAAATACCGGTACTCCTTCATGTCTGCATGCATCAATGATGTGTTGTACCCATTCCGCTTTTGGTGCCACTGCTCCAGGTCCTGTTTGAGCTCCTACTATGACCCAATCACACCAGTCGAAAGGTTGTCCCATTAGATGATCATATTTAAACTCATCTTCTACATCTTCAAGCAGTGGTTCTATTGAGTAGAAAGTCTTTATATTGCTTCCCCATTCGTCATTGTGATCCACAATATCATAAAACACATTTCTTGCTGCATATAGCATGTCCTTAGAATCTGTAGAAGCTCCATATAGAGCATTTGTAGGAAAAAAGCCGCTTCCGTAAGTAGCTAATAATGCCAAGTATCTCTTCGGATTCTTTGTTAGAAACATGAATGTGTGCTGCGGACACTGTTTTACTGTTTCAAATACTTGTTTTATCCAATCCTCAGGCACCCATTCCCCGAATAGATCACCCATACTGCTAACAAATATCCTTGAAGGTTTAGTCTTTTGCTTTGGTTCTTCAAGGCGATAACGATGAAAAGTCGGTTGAAAACCAGCCGGATACGGTTCAATCTTTCCTTCGTTAGATTTATATGGTATGTGTAAGTCAGATTTGAAATCTTTTGTAAAATTGTTTTTGTTTTTTGTGTAGACTTTGGAAGCAAACCTATTTGCAATCCTTTCAGCATAACAGTATTCACATCCATGTAAGCAGCCAGTAACAGGATTCCAGGTATAGTCGCACCATTCTATCTTGCTTTTATTCAATATAAACCCTCCATTTCTTGATTGATCTACATTGCTTGCATCTCTTCGGAAGACTTAGTTTATTTCTTCTGAAAAACTCCTGCTCATCTCCGGTAATAATAAACTCACTGCCACATTCTTTGCACCTGAATTTCTTTGGTAATAAACTTGATTTACTCATAACTACACCTCACTACTCAAAATCCAGCTCAGATATCCAACAGCCATAGTCAGCAAGCTGCTCTCCTTCTATCCATCCATCAACCGGTAGTATGCTTGGGAACCAAATAGGCTTAAATACCAAGCTTCCCTTTTCTTTGTAATATAGGTCTTGTCCAATCTTATAGTATTCTGTTATATAGATTGCGTTGGTCCATCCTCCGTTGGGATAATGGATAAGCGTATATTTCCCGAAAACAATCTTCGGAGCTTCCACATGTTGCACGTTTGCTAATTGTTCCTCAAGCTTTTCCATCTTTACTTGTTCTATTGCAATTACCCCTACAAGTACAACTATAGCCATTACTAAACATAGCAATATTACCTTTTCACGTGATATATAATTCATTAATAACCCTCCCTTAATTCTTTAATACTAGATTAGCTGGCTTTTTCACTCATCTTACCAAGCAATGTATTGATAGCATTCTTATATTTGCTATGTGTCTCTTGATCGGCGCCTTCTATTTCAGCTAGTACTCCGAGAAGCTTCTGAAAGTCTTTGACCAACTCATCAAAATAGATTGAGAATTTCTCAGCTGCACTACCCATCAATGCTTTTCGTCTAAGGTTCTCAAGCTCTTTCTCAACTTCTTCTGGTACCTTTTCTATAGTCGCTACAGTGGCTTCAATTGGCTTTTCTTTGAGCTGCTTCTCCAGATCTAAAATCCTTTCACTTGCCCAGTTTAAATCACTCTCTGTTTTTTTCAGAGTCTCTTTCAATTGCTCCGCTCCCTCATTATCCCCAGCGTCTTCAGCAGCCTTTAGGGCTTCTCGTTCTTTCTTAAGTGCTTCCTGTAATCTCTTTACATCGGCTTGAGTTTCCCGGAGAACTTTTTCACTAGTCCTTTTTTCCGCTTCTGCCTTTTGCTTTTCTTCTAATAGCTGCAAAGCTTCTTTTGACTTGTCATTAGCTATTTTCTTGAAGTCCTCCATCTTATTAAGGGCCTCATCCCTCTCTTTGATTGCTTGCTGCAGCTCCCTAGTGGACATACTGTCCAAATCATTGTTTTCTATGAACTTTTCCCGCTCTTCTTCAGGCAGTCCAAGCAAGGAAATTGCTTGTGTGTAGCTCAAATTGGCAAGCGCTTGCGATTTTGCATTGTCACCCAAAAGGGTTAATTGCTCCGCTCCGTACTCTTCAAATATCCTCATTAGGTTGGTTGCTGTTCTTTGTGAATAATCTACTGATTCTTGCAACCATTTGCCCCATTCCCCATGAGCTACTAAAGTCTTAGCCTCAAGCAATCTACGTCCTATCTCTATACTGTTATATAGCATCATCTTTCTGGTCTGGTTCTTTATATTGTTTATCTCAGCAGCTATTAGCTCAGGTGTCCTGGCCATAAGCATTGATGGATTGTTTACTGATAAATCATTCATGATTATCCTCCTTACGATACCTTAACTTTATTTTTACTAGGCACTTTGATGTCAGAAGTATTGATTTGGATATTCGCTCCTTTGGCCCACTCTAGTATTGCATTGTTCAGTTCTGCATTTTGTGCGACTGGCTTGTTGCGATCGAGCTTTGCCTGTACTACTGCATTCTCTTTAATCTCCAAGCAAGCTGCCAATTTCCCTTTATCGTCCGCTACTAAAACAATCCACTTTGTATTATCTTTCATAGCTTGTCCATACGATGCCACACAGTTATGAAGTTCATGACCTGCAATTAGTAACTCTAATGATTCCTTGGGAAGGAAAAACGCTAATCGTTGTTGCTGCATTGATAGCCTTTTGATAATATACTCCGGCACTTCAAATCTCATATTTTTATGATTCTGCATCTTATGTTTTATAGACATCCAGTCGTGCAGGTCTGCTAGCTTTACCTTCTCAGTTTTTATCAGCTCTTTATTTTCATCAGTAAGCTGCTCATAAAGCCGTTTGCAGTCCCAGAAGTTTAATTCCTTTTCCTCATTTAGCAAACGGACTATTCCAGGTTCTCCATATATGTGCTTCATTGCTTTTATAAAACTGTAAATTGATTTAAAATCTCTTGTATCATTTAATTTAACAAGTCCCTTGTATAAGCCAATTGCACAATCATAGTTATCACAAAGGTCGAAGGCTTTTGCAATCAGCTTTGCTCCAAATGGGTTTTCGAATAATAGCCTTCTTAATAGCGGCTTATCTGGCAGTCTGTGTGCAGTTAATAATGCTTTTATAAAGCTTGTCTTTTTTCTTGTCTGCTCAATAATGTTTTTCATGAAATCATATTTTGTAATTAAATTTCTATTCCAGAATGCCTCGATTTCCATAGTTCCATCTCGATAAGCAATAGGTAAATTCGGTGCATCTGGACAAGTTACTCTGAATGCCATATTAAAGATTGGTAATAGGAATAAACCGTGATACTGACCTGGACTTACATACATTGATGCGACCTTATAACCTAGATACTTTTCAAGCTTCTTATGTACCGCTTCTCTTAGTATTTTCAGAATATGATTAAGCTCCTTTTTCTGCTTTTGGTTTGCTATGCTAAACGATTGAAAAAAGAATAGAATACTTCTGTCGAATACTTCAAGCTTAAACTGATCCCCAAGCTCTAAAACTTCTTTTTCTGATCCAAATGATGATATTCTTGTAAATGTCACTGTTTGTTTTTCAATATCAAACTTAAAATTTTCTTTGTATCGATGTGTATTAACTTCCATATCTCCAACGAATTTGACTGTTTGACATGAAACTCCAAAAGTAATAGATGTTTTGAATTCGTTAACTGTGAGACGAACTTTATCTGGTACATTTACACCCCTGCCGATATAAGCTACATTATCATGATGCATCTCTCCGCAGTTCGGACATATAAACCAACTTCCAAATTCAACAGCTGGATAAGTTCCTGGCTTCCTTCCCCATGCAGCCATAAAAACTTGATTGCACTTATTGCAGAAATATTGGTATTTGTGTAAGCCATTTTTTAGATATCTCATATCCTCAGCATAGGCTGTAAACATTTTGGGAATTTCTACTGCAGCAATCAACATATCAACAACCTCCTACAACAAATCTTCAAGCTTAATATCAAAATCTGCCGGTGCTTTCTTTTTAATTGCAGGCTCTGGTGTGCTCTGCTCCATGGCCACAGGTGCTGATGCATGAATCTCTGATTTTATTTCGAAATATTTCAAAACTATATTAAAGCCTTCCTCAGGTGTAAACATGCCACATCGGTTAACTTGTTTTTTTTGTGCTTCCTGCCTCATAACATCAAGACTCTTACCTATGGACTTATTTGCTGCAAGTATTTTCTCTGCATCTTCATGGTTAGCATTAATATGTTGTAATAAGAATCTTCCTACTGTCTGAATATAAGGATCCTTACTGTTTTGGTTCATTTCATTATTTATCTTTGCTAGTGCTTGATTAAGCATTAAATTACCTCCCTCAATTTTTCATCTCTAAATATTCTAATATCACTTTTGTTGCTGCTTCCCAGCCTTTACAAACTGTTGTGCAATATCCTTGCTCACTCAATGCTGCCAACCAAGAGTCTTGATTCTCAGTTGTGATATTGCCTTTCTGTTTTTTAAGCTCTATATATAATCCATGATACTTTCCTCGTGGTACCGGTAAGTGAACATCAGGCACACCAGCTTTTACCCCTTCAGCTTTTAACCTTTTGGCTGTTGTGATATTCCGCTTCCCTCCATTTGGAATGTGATACATCAATCTCAATTCTGGGTGAGCCGCTTCGGAATATGCTGCCCATCTAAAAAGGCATATTTGTTCAACACTCTCACTTGGTGCTGGCAGCTGTGTTTGTCTTGGCTTAGTCTGTTTTGTTCCCATTACTCACTAAAGCTCCTTCCTGCCCAATCCCATTTTCATAAAAATCTATTTCCTTTGACTTTTGGCCAGCGTATACCATTTCAAGTTTTGCACCTTTACTTTTTATCCAATCCGGAAGAAATACAACCGCTTCACAGGCATCTATCATTGCATAACAGATTGGCATGTAAACTTCCCATGGAAAGCCCTCAGGTAATATCGCTGGGGACATTACCAAGTGTCCTTGCTTTTCCAGTTCCTTCTGTGCGGCTTCAAACTTCCTCTTATAATTTGGATCTCCGGTAATCTTGCCCGCTATGTATATTTTTTTCATTCCCGCTTCCTCCTCGTTTTATTTTCTTTAGCTTCATTTGCCCTCATCCTTGCATATAGGTAAGCACCTGAGACATAATCGCTATATTTCACATTTATGTCGTTGAATTTATAGCCTTTATAAATTTTTTCAAAGATGGCAGCTGCTTCATTCTGATTCCTGGCTATTTTTTCTGCTTGCCGCTTGGTTATCTTATGATCAGCTATTGTTATTTTGGGTTCCTGCAAATTTCTACTAGCACACCATCGTTTGGTACCCTTTGGGTCCTTGGTGATGTATCTGGCAATACCTTCTAATCCGAATTCATTTGGCTGTAGCCGGCGAGCATTTGCATAACCCTTCCCCCAAAGTTTTTCTGCTACATCCCTATCCATTGAGTTCATCAGCATATGATGGTGAACTCTCTTCTTTTTTCCGTCTGTATCAAATTCAATGACATATATGTACTTAAGCTCAGGTAATCCATTTTTTCGGCGATACTCTCTTACCCTGCGTATGTAATTTTGTATATCCTTTCTTGCCTGCTCTTCATCCGGAGGAGATCCTTTATAGGTAAGGTCAATTGCTAAATCTTCATCTGTGAAATTAGTATTGATTTTCCTGATAATATTTTTCTTGGCATTTTTATCGTTTAGGTTTTTTTGGACCTTGCGAGATTCTATTTCTTTTTTTGCCCTGGTTGCTTCACTTCTGTTTTTCCATAATGGATAAATTTCACTTTCAAGCATCTTTCCAGATTTTATTGTTTTGACCCTATATGTGAAAATATCCTTGCTTCTTAAATTTTCAAATTTTTCTTCTTTACCATCTTCAAATGCTTTATCAAAAATATCTAAATATATTTCACTGCTAAACGGCATACTATTTTCATTCCCCCTTGCTTTTTTATAATTAAGGGTTAAGGGTATCGTAACGTTGATAAGTTAATACCCATTACAAGCCCGCAATACGCTCAAATACAGCGTATTTTGATTGACTTTATGCCGTAAAACTGCTATGCTTTTATTAGGATTTATAACAGTTTTATCCAAAGTCTTTAGTCATAAGCACCTTGTATTTGGTAGATACAAGGTGCTTTTCATTTACCCTTATTTTCTAGGTTCTGTTGAATTTCTGCTATCAATGGAAAGCGTGTCCTGTACAACTATCTCAGCTCCCTCGTCACAATCGCACTTTTCACCTGGATCAAGATGTGCTCCGCATTCTGGACAAATATACAATCTAACACCTCCTTACTTTTTATTTAGTATCTTTCTTCTACTGGACTTCCGATTTACTACTTCCATGATGTCCGGTGTGTCTTTAACAACCAACCAATTATCAGGATCTAGCTTATGGCCTTCTATAAAGATTTTCTGTTTTACCCTTGGCCGCTTCCCGTGCTTCACCTTACCACCTCTTTTACAAAGGTTTTGATTTCATTTGCCAGAGCCTGAATAAGAATGAACAAGAAAGGGATTAGCAGTTCTCCACCAGCTGCGTTATATCCCCGCTCTCGGGAAGCTGCTTTAACAGCTATAGGTAAAATCAAAAGACCCAAAACAAAAACTGTTATGTATGGAATGGTTGTCCTATTTATGAGCCTGAATTTTTTCATCAGTTTTTCACCTCATCTCCTATTTTTTCATTTCAGATCTACAGATGCTGCAGCTGTTCTTACCCTTGTGAACTATGATGTCGTTAGCTTGTCCACAGAACACACAGGATGGTTCGTACTTTCTGAGGATAATGTTAACTATGTAGTAGTCTGTCTATCTCTGTTAGTTTGTCTTTTTCATTGAGTCCTGCGAACCACTTTCTGTATTCTGAGTTAATATCTCTTAGTACAGGCCTGTTATTTTCTATACCTATAACCCTATTAATCTCATTGATGTTGATTACCCAGCAGCCCTCTATCTTACAACCTTTTATTATTCCTTTATTTAGCCAGTTTGTTAGTGTCTGCTTATCAACACCAATCATCTGTGCAGCTTCTGATGGTCTGTATGCAAGTCTCTTTTCTTCCATGGCTTCACCTCCTGCTCTTTATTTTTGTGATGTGCCTATCCCAAGAACTCACAATCACTTGGGCAAAGTCTGCATTGCTCATTACATGTAAACCCCGGGCAACCATCTTCAGTTCTCAGACTGTCAAACTCACAAAAATCAGCATCTTCTAATGACTCCCCTATATCGCAAAACAAGCAAATGCCATCTTCTCCTGCACAAATTACGTTCTGCCTTTTATCTGCCACAATATCCCTCCTAAAAATCTTGTGATGCGCACCATTTTTATCCTTTAAGTAAGGTCTGCAGCATATTAATCTGAGCCTCCAGTTCTGATATCCGTTTCTTCAACTTAACTTTTTCCCCGGATTTATCAAACCACTCACGTATTTTATTAACTAATGGTGATTCAAACTCTCCGCACCTTTGGTCAAGCGCGTACAAGTTTAACCCGCACTTTTCCGGGTCTATGTCAATTTCGGATGCTATTAGGTCTATTACTGCTTTCGCTGATTTCCATCGCTTATCATACAAAGCGGTACTTTTATCCTTAAATGCACACATGCTAACATACTCATCGCCTGTGTATGTTTTGTCGCGCAACTTATCATAATAATCTGTTGGGCGGTCAAAATCACTATGTGGAATCTTAATACCGCTCTGGTCAATCACATATTCCGTTTTGGTTAAGTTTTCAAAAAGTTCACTCATTTTAAAACCTCCTTCTAAGTCACATTTTTATCCAAGCCTTGACCCTAATTATTAAGTTCATTCCTACTCCTTGCTATAAGAATCTCTTCAAGCCTATCTGCATCATATTGTCTGCCCTTAAAATTACTAAAGCTAGGTTTTGCTGCAGGCTTATTATATTGTTTAGTTTTGTTTAGTTTATTAATAGGGCCTGTCTGCACGACAACTTGTGAGACAACTTGCGGGACAGTTTGTGAGACACATTGTGCGTCTATCAGACTCACAAGGCGGTATACTGCTGACTGATTCCCGGAGCGTGAATTCCAAGTTATTCTTCCTTTTTGTGCAAGCTCATTGCGAGCTCTCTCGATGGTCTTTTTACTCATCCCTGTTTTAAGTTCTAAAACTGATATGGCTACAGCAAACTCTCGTTGCCAACCTGCCTTATTGTTGATATGCATCAGCGCATACCAGAGACCAATTGCATGTTCAGACATAGGATTTGTTTCGAGCCAATCGTACAGAGAATTTATCTCTATTAGGTAGTTCATCAGATCACCTTATATTAAGAGATCCCCTTTACTCATCCTCACATTCATCACAATCAATTAAATCATTAGGTGTGCAGCCTAGAGCTTTGCAAAGTCTACAGATAGTCTTTATTGTAGGATCATACATACCTTTTTCCATTTCACTTATGTGGCTTCTTGATAGACCACTAACCATACCGAGCTTTCTTTGACTCCAACCTCTCGCTCTCCTTACCTCAGAGAGCTTTAATCTCACTCTTAGTACCTCCTAAAATTTTTCATTCATGCAAAATCGAATGAGTGAGATACTATATCTAAGCAGTAATTTTATTTTTGTCTCTTTCAGTGACATCTATGGCAGAAAAAATATCTTCTATAGAGCATTCATAAATATCACTCATTTTTTTAATCAGCTCTCTACCAGGTTTTTTATCGCCTTGCTCTATCTTGTATAGCATACTTTTACTAATTTGTAGTGCTTTAGAAGCTTCATCAGTTGTTTTTACTTTTGAGTTTTCTCTCAGTGTTTTAAAATTTTTATTTTTTGTCATATTGTTCACCTCGCTTTCATATATTTAGTATACCACTATTAGTGACATTGTATACTATTAGTGACAGTGATTTTAGTTCTTTTGCTCACAATAGGTGACATTAGCTTGTATTTACTTTGATTTTCTCATTATTCCAGATTAATTTTTGTTGTTTAATGACACTGATTGTGATAAATTATTAAAATAGGAGGTGGTATTTTGGAAATAAATACGAGAATAATAGAGTTGCGTAATGAAATTGATAAAACGCAAACTCAATTAGCTGATGATTTAGAAATATCGAGATCAACAATTGCTATGATTGAAAGTGGAGAGAGAAAGCCAGGATACGATCTTTTGTTGAAAATCGCTGATTACTTTAAAGTTTCTACCGATTATTTACTCGGAAGAGTCAGCGACAAGAACGCATATATAGTAAAAGAAGTTATCGATGGAGATAATGTTGAAATAGAGGCAGATAGACGGGTATACCCTGATGGACTAACACATGAACAGGTTATCAAGATACTTGAGGACCTTAAGAAAATGGGTTTTAAATGGGAAGGAAAAGAATGAATACTATAAAAATATACTAAATGCCTTAGGGCATTTTTTATTTTGTCTTTATGTGTCGAATCTTGTCTTTATTTCTTGCACGATGTCCGAAACTCCGACATAGGAACATGATATTTAAAGCAGAATTAATATAATTAACCTACATTAAGAAATTTGCCCTATAGCATATTATCAAAATTAGTGCTAAAATTAAAGAACAAAATACGAACACGTGTTCGGTTATTTTTATGAGGGGGTGCACAGATATTGTTGCATGGAGTGTATGGGATTAACAGAGTTATCATAAATGGGAGAGAGGTTTACCAGAATATACCGCTCGGTATACTCGACATGGAACAATGTACCTCCACAATTCCACACAATCCTGACGTAAAATTGAATCAGGAGGTGTTAGATCATAATGAACGGCAGCGTAACCAAGAAGGGAAATAAATGGTATATGATCATCTACATGATGGATGAGGAAGGCAACAAGAAGCAAAAGTGGATACCTTGTGTAGAGTCCAATACCCAAAAGCAAGCTGAAAAAGAACTGACTAAAAAACAGTATGAAATAGAAACAGGTCTTTATGCAGATCCAAAGAACATGACCATGTATGACCTTCTAGACGAATATATGAAGCAGGCTGAGAAGAAATTAGAATATAATACAATTCAGAGATACAAAAGCATTATTAAGAATTCGATAAATCCATACTTTTCTCACTACAAAATTGATAAGGTGAGCCCGCTTCTAATACAAAAATATATTTCAAAGCTTGAATCAGAAGAAAAAGCTCCACGGACAATCAAGCAGCATTATATTGTACTCTCTAATGCATTGAAGCAAGCTAAGAAGTGGAGATTAATACAGTATGATCCAAGCACCGACATCGAGCTTCCAAAGGTGAATAAGAAGCAGATGCAGGTATGGGATATAGAGCAATGTAAAATATTTTTTAATTATATAAAGGATAAGCGATATTACATGCCTATGCTCTTGGCTATAACCACAGGAGCTCGGCAAGGGGAAATATCCGCGCTTAAAATCAATGATTACTCATCCAAGGAAGGATATCTTAGAATTGGGCAGTCTATGGATAGGAAGGGTAATTTAAAAAGTACAAAGACAGAGCGAACAAGAGAGTTTAAGCTTCCTCAGACAACAAGAAAAGAGTTAGACAAACATCTGCGCCAGCTGCGCATAAACCGTATGCCTAACCCTGATTTTAATAAAGAGGATTATTTATGTTGGAACAGTCTCGGAAAACCATACACTCCAAAGAGCCTTTATACTCAGTTTGTAAAGATATTAGATGAAATTGGACTTCCGCATATCCGATTCCATGATCTGCGTCATAGCTTTGCCACACTTATGCTTGAGGATGGCAGCATAGATATAAAAACTGTATCGGCTATGCTAGGTCATGCAAAGATCTCCACAACTCAACAGATTTATCAGCATGTAACTGAGAATATGAAGCAGAACTTGGCTGACAATATAGAAGAGACATTTTTTAAGAAAATTGAAGGTCATTAG